CCGTACATTTGTTGAAACTGGCAAGGACACCGCTTTGATGCTGACCGTATCAGGCGGCCCGGCAAAATCAATCGAATCCACCTCGAAGCTTCCACAATTTAGCCGCTTAATCTCTCCGGGCTTATCCCAGCCGATTGTCTTTATATACGCGATTATCCTATCACCCTCGCTGGGTGACCAAGGGCCGGACCATTTACGAGCCTTATCTTCCAAATTAATTTGCAGGTCATCCAAGGTGCCCGGCTCTGCATCGGTATAAGTAAAATCCAGCAGATAGCCAGACAACTCTTTTGTTATGTCCTTGCCGTTGTAGTTAATAACAACCTGGGCACGTCTTGCGTTAATGATATCGTTCATCGTCACACCTTCCACGGCGGTAGGTCGGACGCAGTTTCTTCCACTTCGGAAACCTCCGGCAGTTGCAGAACTGTCCCAGCAGAAAAAATAGAAACGTCGATGTAGTCCAAATTAAGGTTCATAATCTGGATCATCAACGTTTCGTCGGAAAATACTTTATAGGCAATCATGTCCCAGGTATCGCCCTGGATTGTTGTGTATGTCGTCATAGGCTCGTCCTCGCATTCTGACGCTTCATGGCCTGATACTGCTGCCGGAAAGAAGGTTCAGCGGCTTTAACTGCCTGCGTCATTACTTCTTTGTCCGCATTTCCTTGAATTACAATATTAAAATTAAGGCTCAAGTTATCACCGCCACCGCTTGGATTATAGCCCATAAGTCTATTGGTTTTTTCCAAGAGGTTCATAGAACGCGGCTTGTTGTTAATAGGAATCGCGGCTTCCCAGCCTGCCTCACCCATGATCGACGGACGGTTGGTAATGTCTCCATCTGCGAGCATTGGAATTTCGGGGATTCCTAAATTGCCTACACTACCGCCACCTGCCCATTCCGGCAATTCAAAGCTAAATCCGTTAATTTTTTGGATTGCTGAATTGATGATCCCAATGACTGCGTTAAACGCTTCTTTAACGGCACCTGTTATGCCATCCCATATACCGACGGCAACCTCTTTTATACCTTTCCATGCTAAATCCCAATCCCCCGTAAAAACTCCTGTCAAGAAGTCTATAACGCCACCCAATACATCAATAATCCCTCCGATAATCGGCTTGAGAATATTTATAGCACTTGTCACAACCGTAGTGATAACGGGCCACGCCCACTTGAATATACCGACCAAACTATCAATCACAGGCGCAATACCTGTGTTGTATATTGCCATAATCAGCCCGCCGACCTTGCTAAACAGCGCTCCGATTTTAGGCAGCCATGCAGCCAACACCGAACTGACTTGCGGCAACAAGGTCTTTGTCAAATATCCAAAGACTGACGTAAATACGGGGCCTAGTTTTGAAGATATGGAGGATGCTAATTTAGCGACCAAAGGAATTATGGCATTGAAGGCTTGCTTACCGACTTTCATAAGTGGAGCGAGCAAGGATGTGACGGAATGCAATGCAGGACCGATCCCTGTAGCAATAGACTCAATGACAGGTGTTATGGAATCGCGAAGGCTGCTCACACTGTCTACAATTCCACCAAGATCCAAACCGCCACCAAACGTAAAAGCATCTTTGAAATATGATGATATATCGTCCATGACTGGCTTGAGACTTGTAACAAAGTCCTCCGCCTTGCCTCGTATATTATCGAATATTTCAACAGCGCTATTAGACATCTGGATAGCCTGATCCGGGCCGAATCCAATGGACTGCAAACCTTTATTGATTTGCTGGACACCCGATATATCGCCCGAGCCGATTGTGACGTTGTAAGCTACATCGCCCAATCCTTTTAGGATATCAACGTAGGGCTTCACTTCGGAGAGTCGATCAGCGATATCGGTAATGGCACCGGATAGCTTGTAAGCATTGTCCTCACTCAGCCCCAGTTCTTTTCCGATTTCGGTTATTCCGACCGAAGCGGTGTAATACCCGGTATTATTCCAAGTGTTTTCAAGTAGCTGACCGCTTTTTTTGATAATTTTACCGACACGGCTTAAATCTTCTCCCACACCAGAAAAGAATTTACTTATCATCGGTCCCGTTTGATTAAACCAGTTACTAAATTTATTAAAGGCTGGCAGCAGCAGATTAGAGACAGGAATAATTATGCTTGTAAGCAACTGCCGACCGATCCCCTTAAACGCATCCCCCATGCTGCTGTATTTTATTTTCGCCATCTCGTCAATGCTGTTCTTGGTCTTATCGAACTGCTTTTTGACGTTCCCGTAGGACTTGATTACGCGAGCTTCCAAATCTTCGGCTTGTGTACCGAATAACTGCACAGAAACAGCATTCTTCAAAACCGGGTCCTTCACAGCTTCGATAGCTTTCACAGTTTTCAGGAATGCTTCCTGTGCGGTCTTACCGCCTTTGGCGAATGCTGCCGTCATCGTTTTGCCGCCTAGACCGATGGATTTATAGGCTTCCAGTGAGCTTTTGGAACCGTCTTTTGTACGGATACCAAATTCCTTAATACCGTCCATTAAGGTGTTATCCTGTTGGCTTTTTATCCAACAGTTCTACCAGTTTCCTTTCCTAGTAGATCAGCATATCTTTTCACTCTCCCATAAGAGTGTCGCGGCCTCTTGGGTCTATTATTCCAAGACCTATGCGTTGCCCCTGACTGCCCTTTGAACAGCCTTCGGTTCGGATTAGCATTGCAGCCTCCCCGCTTAATTCCGCGATTTATAGTCGGCAACGGTTTTATACCGACTTTATCAAGGTTGAACGCCCCAGCATCCAGACCTGCAGCAAAGATGTCGAACATACCCTCTGCGCTGAATCCCAATTTTGCAAAGTAGGCCGAATATTCATTGGCGCTGTCCAATAATTCGCCGCTCTTGTCCAGGCCCTTTTGCGCACCCTGGGCAAGCAGGTTGTAAGCCTGTTCCGAAGTGACACCAAAGTTTTTCATCATAGTGTCCACTGTTTTGATAGATTCATCAACGTCCAAATTCTCGAATGTATCCCGCAGCACGATAGCCCCACGAGCTGATTTTTCAAGCTCTGGCCCGGTCTGCTTTAAGACGTTTTTCGCTTTACCAACAACAAGCGCCAGATCGTTCCAGTCCTCGCCCAATTTAGCATTATAGAGATTCTTGGCAATGTCTTTCATGCCCTTCATCTGCGCCTCTGTTTGCCCTGTACTGGCCTGAATTTGAAGCATGGCCTTCTGGTATTCGTCCGCATATTTAAACGCAAAAAAGCCGCCCGCAGCCACGGCAGCTCCCGCCATCATTCCAGCTCCACCAGCGGCAAATAACGCTCCGCCGCCTCCTGAATCCTCTCCGCCAGATCCACCGCCACCACCGCCCGAAGGACCGTTAATGCGCTGGATATCTCGCATTCGTTTCTCTAATTCTTTAATCTGCCGGACATAGGCTTCTATATCATTACCGAACTGATTTGATGGCATGCGGATACGAGTTATGTCTGTGAGAAGTCGTTTCATTTCCCTCAGATCCGGAATGACAATTTTCAATTCGCTAATCATATTCTGGAAAACGTCTTTCGGGCCGTTTATTCGCTTGATATCTTTAAATTCATTCTCCAGCTTCTTCAAATCTTCTCGGATATCTTTGACGATATCTCCGGTAATCCGCATGGACTGAATGACACGTATTTGAGCCTCAACCGCTTTAGCAGCCGCCATCATAGGTTCGAATACTTTCGCCCCAATCCTCAAATGACCAAGGGCTTTGAGTTTGTGTTCAAGCCCCTGCACATTGACCTCTAGAGCACGGGTTATGTCTCCCGACAAACGCATGGACTGGAGCCGTGTAAGCTCCGTCTTCACGTCCCTGATATCATCTTTGAGGGGCTTAAAAACGTTTTCCCCGACCCGGTTGGCATTTACGCTTTGCAGCTTAGTATTTAACTGCCCAACTTCTTGTTGCAAATTGGTGATCGCTCCGGTCGGCATTTGGAGGTTTTTCAGTTCTTTAAAGCTGTTCTCAAGACCATTAACTTTTTGAATCGCCTTATCAAACGCGCCAAAAAAGCTTTGGTCAAGGTTCGCCGCAAGCTTCATCGCTACATCATATTCGCGCCCCACTATATCACTGCCCTTTCTTCCGGGCTTCTTCTATCGCCTTTTCTTTTTTTATAGAATACGAAGCAAGAGCGTCTTGCCATTTGGGTATATCATTTATAGGCTGATCCAGCCAAAAATCTATACTGTTACGCGTCTCAATCGAAAGCGACAGTGCCATTTCCCTAATATAAGATGCGACGTCTAGGCTTGAAGCGATTGAAGCAAAAAACCTTGTGCCATAACAGCCGCTTTAGAAAAATAGTTCCCAGGTAGTTCAAGTATTAAGTCCATAGGGACACTTGCAGCTTCGGCGCAAACAGCAGCTTGATATTCCATCGACATCGCTTTAACTGGAGTCTTCATGTCCTCAAGATCCAATCTTTTAGTAAGTGCAATCAACTTGCGCCCATTGATTTTATTAAAGTCGAATTTCAATTCCGTGTATTTTTCACCTTCAAAATCCCAAGGTTCGGAGAATTTAAGTGTATATTGTGATGGGCCCTCTACCGTTGCTTCCGCTGCTGATTTTGTCTCTTTTGTTGTATCTACTGTCATGTTATATACCTCCATAGTTTAATCCGGGCAAACGCCCGGAAATGATTAATTTCCAAGCGCCTGACGGATCTTTGCATAGTAGTCAACACCGTTGATAACACAGACAGAGTTGTATTTATCAAGCTCCATCTTGACCACGCCGTTCAATGTGATTTTGATATAGGTAACTTCAAATTCCACGGAATTGTCCGATGTAGCCCCGGGCTCCAAACTTCCCAATCCCATATTTTTTGGAACGCCACGAAATGAGAATTTATATGGAACTACATCCAATTGCCCTGTCAAACGGTTCTGGATTTGGATAGCCGCCCGTAAATCAATGGCGTGTATTTCTTGAGCAAAAAGGTCATAGTAACTTTCTTCGTGTGTCCGAAAATTAAGCGTGGTGGATAAGGCATCAAACTGCGCCATAGTTGGCGTATTGACCGTACCATTAATACCGCCACCCGTTACGTCTTCTGCCAATAATGCAATTTCAGGCATGTCCACAGTTGTAGTACCCAAATACTGCGAACCGTTGCGGTAAGCCTCATACTGTATCGTCCGTTGACTGATTTGATCTTTACTCAATGTTCAAACCCCCTTTAAGCTGCGAACAACGATGCGAAATAAGAAGCATCGTATTCCAGTACAAAATCAATATCCTGACCCGGAGACGGCGGCGCGATGTACACATGAAATTTCAATTTGCCGTCAATCAGATTCTCTATCGGATTTTCGGAAGCGTTAAATTCAACACGCCCACCCAATAAATAACCAGCAGCTACCAGACCATTTATCCATACATTGACCGAATCCGTTATAGCCTCAATCATTTTTTTATTGGTTGGATCATCGAGGTACTTCCAATAGGTGAGCGTAAGAGTGTTACCGATCCAATTGAACATCCGTCGCACCGGAATAAAGCTGCTTTGCGGGTCTTTAGCATCCGGGTAAACTCCTGTCCGGTTACCCCATACCACAAACCCTTCAACAAAATTGAGTGCTGTTACGATCCCTTGCGCATTAAGATACTGCGCCTGTTGTGGACCCAGCAAAAAGTCACGATCTGTCATAGCAGTGCCATCAATATTCGCGGTTGTATTCGACGGAGAAGTCGAAGGAATGCCGCCATTATCAACGTCTGATTTGACCGTCGCCGCTGCCACAACCGTAGACATGTGATATTCCAAACCGTCCTTGGTAGCCAGCGGATAGGTGTTAATCTGCTGCGGGTCCGTATAAGCATTGTCCTTCTTCCACTTCGCTATCTCGGTATATACAACGTTGGCTGGCAGGTCTGTAAGCGCCGTTGCTTTAAAATGCCCACCGTTAAGCGAATTAGCTTTCGCAACCATAATCGCGCCGACCACAGGATTTTCCGAAAAGCCTGGCGCAGCAATTAGACCGGGCACAATACGGAACAGTGGGAAAATTTGATCCAGCAATTCCAGCCCTGTAGCAACGCCAGTGTCTACATCCACACCGCCGATAATGTCCGCAGGCGTGATTTTGCTTTGGTCCAGCTTGCTGTAGCCAATTTTGACCGTTTCACCAGATGCCAACGCGCCGGAAGCGATACGGGATACCACCAGATTTCCAGCAACGTTAAAGGATAGCGCGTAATCAGTATCTGGTGTATATGTGGTCGTTCCATCCGACGATGTGACCTGCACAGACGTTTTAATGATCCCTTGCGCGGCAACCGTCAGCGTGCCGTTTACCAATGTATAAGGTGCGGCTGAGACTGTGGTCGCGTGCTTCGCGGGGTCCAGCACATTAATGAAGACTACGGGAGACTGCTTGGCGATCTTGAAATGGAAATGTATGAACTCGGAAAGGGTAAAGCTCTCCCAATCTTCCGAATATCCGAACGCGGCAACCGCGTCAGCCCACGATTCGCACAGAATCGGTTTATTAACTGGAGCTGTCTCCAACGTACTAAGATTGACTGGAGCCGTACCGAATACAACAGGTAAGGTGACGTTGAGCCGCACAGGGGTAATGACAGATGCGGGCTGTTCAGTGATAAAAACGCCATGACGTTCAGCCACTTAAATCACTCCTTTTTGAATCGCCGCCACCACAGCGGCATAAGCGATGTTTTGAGTAGTTCCCGGCTGGTCCATCGCCACTCTAGCGGCTGACAGATCAGCAACCGGGACAAACAGTTCAGTGATTGCAGGAACTTTATCTGAAATATCGCTCAGATATGCCGGGAACCCGCCCAGTGAAATAAAATACTTCGCCAGTCTTCCGCCCGGTAAATTAGGACCAATGTAAATCAGTTGTTCCCGTTCGGCTGCGGCTGCTCGGGCAGGCTGGACGGGAACTGTAGGTGAAACGTCTTTCTTATCTTTAGCAGGGGGCTTTCCGACCTGTTTATCCTCTTGATTTTCTGTTTTTTCAGTAGTCAAACTGAACACCCTCTCTTATAGCAGGAATAATCCAACTCATGTCCACGTAGCCGAAGAAATAAGGCCATAAATTTTCCTCGTCAAACAGAGAACACGTCAGTTGGGGTTCCAAAATGAATTGCTTGTCCAACGTTCGGTTGGTAAGAAAGTGCTGTCTGATGCGCTGTGTGATATTAAGGACAGTATCTTCACCGCGCATGTCCAGCCCTTCATCAATGATTCCAACGCTCAACATAATGGCGCACGTTGAATTCTCAGTATCCGAAACATCGACAGTATCGCCAACGCGAACAAGGATGAACGGGTAATGATTGTCATCATCCTCGCTACTTTTTGCTGGCAGATTCTGCGCATAAATGTTTAGTTTGGACAACTCAGCGCGTGCATTGAGGTATGTGGAGTCAGCAAAAAGACGCTCCAGTTCTTTGACTAAAGCGTCTCTAAGCATAAACGGGGTCATTTTTTCAACTCCCTATCCAGTTCGTGCATAATACGTTCTTCAAAGGCTTCTCGGGCCTTCTGTTCAACAGGAGTTCGCACCCTTGGCTGATTGAACATTTCTGGAGCCGGAGGACCGTACAGACGGCGAATAGGCAGCCTCTTTTTCCCCTCACGAACAAATATCTTTGCTCCGTGTATATCAGCTACAAAGGCATTTTTAATTGGCTTAACTGCCCCACCCTTCTTGACAGCAGCTTTTATAACCTTTGGACGTTTGCCTTTTTCCCTAGCCTTTTTCGGGGTGAACTTGTATTTATCCAGTCCAGTTCCCCGGCTGGTTGACCGCACCACGCTTGTAGTAGATGAAGCGCTGGCCTTGGTGGTTGACAATGTTTTATTTACATCGCCTGATTTGATAATATATTCTTTAGCGATTTCTTTTTTTACATTGGTCCGTGCATTAGATGCAACACGGTTCATCGCTCGGGACACAACCACTTTAGCCTGAGATTTGACCTTCTCATAGCGCTTCTTCATGACTGCAAGCTCTTTGGTATCGACGCGAATCATGATCCTTTACGCCCCAACGTGACGGTAACCATATTCTCGTCATCTTGGATATCTGTCACCGTATAGGTGCGTTCGTCGAACCTGATTTTGCTCTGTAGTGCCGGAAGCCTGCCAAAGTGTAGGAAGAAGTCAGCCCGCTGGGCATAAAACAAAAGATCGGCATCGTATACGCCATCTGTAGGGTTAGCGGCGCTACTTTTCCGATCTCTCAATTCATCATCATCAACAATAACCAACATTTTGACAGGCGGTTCAGGTGTGGCAGGCAGTCCATTTTTCGGCGGACTCATAAAAGCAATTTCATGCCAGTCCGCAAACTCACGTTCATTCAAGAAAACGAACTTCACATCCCGCTCGATCTGATCCTTAAAATTGAACGGTTTTATCAATTCAGTTTGAATATCGCTCATGACGCGCCTCCTAACCCCTTATTCTGTAGCTTTGTCGTCCCTAGGTTTGGCAGCATTCTTTTTGTCATCCTCTACCATTCCAAGATCAATCAGTCGTTGAATTGCCTCTTTGCCAATACTAGCAGGGACCTCTTCACCAATTTTGTAATTCTTATCGTTGTGACGAATATTCCACGTTGCAATATATGCCATCTCTGTTTTCCTCCTCTTTAGTTAAGAACCTTAGCTACATACCATCCGTCCACATTTTGCGGAACGACGATAGGACGGGCCAACATTTGCAAGTAACGAGCTGCAGGTTCTCTAGTTGTCCATGATTGCGGTGTTACCTTGGCACGAACAAATTGGAATTGTCCATTTTCGCCCATGATCAAGATTGCACCATAATTGAATTCAAATGGTTTTCCGTCTGGCAGTAACGCAAGTGTTCCAGCAGGAATGTAATCCTGTTCTTTACCTTCTTCGTCGGTGTATGAATTCGTGTATGACCAGATATGAATAGCAGCCTGACGCAAATAACCGTGATAGACAACCCCCTCTGGTAAGAGTTCTGTATTCAAATTCCCAACATCCAGAGTCTCTTTTTCAGCCTTGATTAGTGCGAGCAAAGTAGGATGACGAACTATTGCAGAACCAACCTCAAAAGTAGTCAACACCTTTCTCATGGTCAGACCACTTTTACTCATAACGGTCATTTTCTTTTCAGTGAGATACTCAACAACATCAAAAGTTGGGTCCGAGAAGTCTTTACCAGAAAGAACTTCCTTGTTGGTAAAATCCCAGTCCAATTCCTGATTCACGCCTTCGCCAATTTGCGTTGTCTTGCCTGTGAACATGGTTTCGGACAACTGTTGAACCTTCCGGCGGTCGATTGTACTCAACAATTCAGCCGTGTCTTCGATCAAGAGTTTCTGTGCCCGAACATCCGGGGAATCAGGGTTGTACAAAGTCTCTCCAGCACGTCGTACCTTTAGATCGTTCCGAGTGATGACACGCATAGGCTTAACTAACGCTGGCTTGTACTGCTTGGCAGTAAATCCAGTGCGAAGCACGACCTTACCCGGCATCAATTCATTGACATAAGGCGCCAGAGGACGGCGACCTTTCTTGGTCTGGATTTCAATTTCATCGGAGTCGAAGGTTTCTCCTTCGGATGCATATGTGTCCAGTAGGTAATAAGAATCCTGTGGAAATGCTTCAACTACACGGAATAACTGCGGAAATGCGTAAATATCTTTTGTCATAATCTATTAATCCTCCCTATTTAACTACTCGTTTTGTGATAAGACCGATATTGCGCATGGCGACCTCGTGTTTTGCAACTGTATCAGTGCCGCCAAACTTGAGAGCATCACGATTAAACTCACCGGATGTGTACGCCACAGCCCGTGCGTCCTTAGTCGTAGCGTCAACCTCTTCGTCTGCCAAGATGCAGTATGGATTCTCAATACCGCCCGTCTTACTCGAATCTACTGTCACAGTGATGGGTGTTCCTGCGTACGGATCTGTTTCAGCGAGCTGACTTTGTCTGCCCAAGACAGTACCGCGTGTAACCACTCCAGACCCCGCCTTGACAATAATTGCAATGACCGTTTTCGGTTCGACTCCACCTGCGTACAGATTGTCATACGGCTGGCTTTCGTAAGCTGGCATTATTTACGACCTCCCTTTTTGTTTTGAAGCTGTTTTGCATACTCAATCATGTTGTTTACGGCTTTTTCGTTTTCAGCCTCATCATTTGATGCACCACCAGCGATTACAGGCGCTTCCGGGGATACATTTTTCACACCGCTGTCGTCCGAATCTTGCTGACGTTGTGTTCCTTCTTGGCTTACACGCGTAATTGATGCCTGAACGATTTTCATAGCCACATCACCAGCGGTCTCGCCATTTGCGATGGCATCTTTAATAAATGGCTTTGCACCTGGGGCGCCCTCCATATTCGTCAGCTCGTTGATGCGGCTACGTTCAGCTGCAGTAGCTAGATTTACCACCTCGTTGTACAAGTCTAGGTGTTCGTTTTTCAGTTGGTTTAAATCCATTGGTTTGTTTTCTCCCTTCATTTCGATGATCTGATTTTTTAACTCCTCCGCTGTGACTCCAGCCTGCGGAGTGAGGCCTTTATTTTTGTTAACAGCAGTTATTGGTTGTTTGCCACCAGAAAAAAATGATGCATTAGGGCTGCCTTGCAAGGGAATTATCCTTTCCGGCCCGCCATCACCAAGCGTTGGAGGCTGATTTGTGAATCCGCCGCTTTTAAGAAGCTCGTTGCGAACCTTGTTTATGACCGCCTCTGGCAAAACTCCGTCACTGCCGAGCATATCAAAAGCGCTGTTGGTAACTTCTGCGGCGCCTTCACTGAACATTATTTCGTCCGCAAATCCAAGTTCGACAGCCTTCTGAGCATTCATCCAAGTTGTATTATTCATGAGAGTAAGAAGCTCGTCTCTTGTCTTACCCGTTCGGAGTGAATAAGCATTGGTTATCGCCTCATCTGTGCTTCTAAGCAAGGCGGAAGAGCGGTCGTGGTCGTTCTTGTCACCATCAGTCCCCGTTGCCGCGTTGTGAATCATGATCTGTCCTGGCGGTGATATCTTGATAACGTCAGCACCCGAAATCATGACCGAAGCAGCAGAAGCCGCTACACCCGTTACTTTCGCCGTGATCTTCCCGGGGTAATCTTTGAGTAAAGTGTAAATCTCAGCACCATCAAAGGCGGAACCGCCAAGAGAATTTACGTACAATTCGATCTCGTCGCCATTTGCTGCGTCAAGCTCCCTAGAGATCATCCCCGGGCTCACAGCCGGAATACCAAACCATTGATAAATCCATGCGTTTGCATCCCCGATTATCGGCCCGTTAGCCTTGATCTTCTTTGGCATTTGTGTTTTCACTCCCTTCCTCATTGTCGTTGTCTTTGTCGCCCTCATCAGACGGTTCAGATGGCGTAACCGGAGCTGGTGCAGTTCCTTCGGTCAGTCCCAGTTCCTTGAGTCGTGCTTTCTCATACGCACGCTGTTGAATGTTTTGTTCCCATGATCCGCCGTTCAGCTCGACCGTTTCCTTTGTGGCTGTACTTAAATTGTTCTCAATCCGGGTAACAGCAGCGCCTACTTCCTTGGTTGGATCAAGTAAACCTTGACTTGGACCGTGCCATTCAGCTCGTGTATAGGCAGCAAAAATAGCCGGGTCATCAAAGATGCCAGGCGCGTTTATTCTACCTTTGGTTACAGCCTCAACAAACCATTCTTCATAGATAGGCTGGCAAAACGTTTTAGCCAACCATGATCGGCGCATGCGGTACATTTTCCAAGCCTCCAGCAATGCTCCACGAGAAGCCGAGTACGAGCTGGTGAACTGCTTGGTCAGTATTTCATATGGCAGTTCAAGAGCTGCTGCAATCTGTTTCAACAGCGCCCTAACAAAAGCCTCGTAGTTCGGATTCGGCCTTAATGGATTGGCGAACTGAACGTCCTCCCCGGGGTCCAGATAAACAATAGCGCCTCGGCCCATCTTTATGTTGTCGCCGCCTGTCCCGGGTATAGGTTCTTGATACTGGTTGTGAGTTTCCGGTTCATCCATGCCATAGGGGTCTTGTCCATCATCCCCTGGAGTTTTTACAAACACGGTGTACATTGAAGTGATGACAGCAGCCATCAATTCCGCTTCTGTATACTGGTTGAGCAGCTTTAAAGATTCGATAATAGGCGCAATAATCGGTATGCCCCGGCGTTGTCCCGGTCGTTCTGCCTCAAAAAGATGGATGACATTAATTCTGCCTGTCTGCCCGCCGTATTTCTCGACCCGAACCCACTCCCTTTCGTTGGTCAGATCAAACCTGCTACTGCCCGGATGTCGGTTGCTGAAATGGTAGGCAACTACCATACCGTCTGCGTCAACCTCAACGCCAGATTGGACCCGATCCACATTGTCCAACTGCACATTAAAGGGCGTATCACAGCGGTCAGCTTCTACAAGATTGATACGCAAGTCATAAACCGCATGATCTCGCGGAAGCATCGGCAACAAACTGAATACATCCCCACTCATTAAGGTTGACAAGAAAGCCAAGGCTTGCAACTCATAAAAATCATTGAGCCCTGCCGCATCGCATTTGCTTGTTTCAGCCCACAGCGCCCATTCACGGTGTATGTTCGCCCTCAGATCCTCGCTTTCTTGATCGCTGAGGTTCAGGAACTTGGAATCAAAGGCTGGGTTGAGGCGTAAGCCGGTACCGACTATGTTCGTTCGCAAACCCTTGTGAGCTGCTGCAACAACGTCAGATCCCATGTGTAAGTCTCTGGCTCGGGCTCTCAGCTCGTTAATATTCTCATGAATATCTGCATCAGCGTCACCAACTGGCGTTTGCCACATGACCATAGACGATTTTGTACGGCTGGCTCCATGCCTGCCATATCCTTTACCAACAAATGACTCTTTGTAGCTATTAATAACTGCCTGGGCTGCTTCATGCCTTGCAACATCCAGACGGGACGCCTCTCTTTTAGCCGCAATTCCTGGGGCGACAAAGTTTAAAGTCTTGTCCAGCCAGTTCATCGGTCAAACGGGGTGATTCCTCTCACCTTGCTTCTCCGTTTCACTCCCGGATTTTCCAAATCGTCAACGATGCGACCATAATATCTCTTGCGCTCCAGTACCACGTTCATGTCTGTCCGTGTCATCGACCGACCGGCGATGGTATATGATTTTCCTGTAGCGAGTGCCGTCTCAGCGTCGCACCAGAGCTTGTACATCATTTGAGCCTCAGCTAAAGTCATTTTTGGCATATCCCCTGTTCACCTCCTTCACATAATTTACAAGCTGCTAGAAACATTCCTTTTCTTTTTCCGCTGCTGCGGCCGTACCGGACCCGTAACCACGTTTCCCGGCTCGGGTAGTGGCAGGTCAAAATTCGGATTCATCATTTCGATTGCGGCACGGTTATAAACCGCAAGGTCAAGGGCTTCATTCCGCGCCCTGGTCTGCACCCAAACGGTATAAGGAATCCCGTTTTTGTAGCGGGTGACAAGCTGTTCCGCCGTCAATTGCTTAAAATATTCCTCGTCGTATACGAACGGATCAGGGTTATCCGGGTTCGGTAGCGGAAAACGACATGACCCGGGCTTTCCAGGTTCGATTGTAAGCGACGAAAACACCTTGGCCTTACCTTCGGCTACCCCGAGCCGAATAACCGTAGCACGGTGGACATTGTTGTCTGTGGTGCCGTTTAAAAGAGGTGTGTGTGTACCGTCACCGCTGTCCTCACCTTTAATTGCATATATCCCGCGTGAGGCACGAGGTTTGCACCACTTGTAAACCTCGCGAGTGAAGTGTCCGCCTGAGTCCATCAATGTTCGGCGTATGCGAAACTTCCTGCCCGCTGCGTCCTGCCATGTCCGGGACAAAAATTCGTCCAGATCATCCCAAACATCCTGCAATTTCAGGTCACCATATACCCGGTGATACTGTATTCTCCAGCTAGAATAATCTTTTCCCCAGCCATTGACGTCAATCTCGAACCGATTGTCCTGGGTGTCGACCGCAGCCGTAAGGAATTTCACGCCTTCCGGCACCCTCGCCATGTACATTTCACGGCGATGCATCAGCATTTCATGTTCTACCTTCTGGCCTTCTTCCTCCCAGGACTCTGCCATAACGGTATTGAAGAAAGATTTAAGCAGTTGCGGGCCGCCTCTTTTAGCCTTTTTGAAGTCCTCAACGACCATTTTCCAAGTGTAATTTATGGTCGCAGCAAGGGAATTCAGTTGGAATCCACGGGTTTTTGAGTGTTCTTTGCCCGCAATCCACACCGCCCGGTTAGCGTAATCCCGTTTCCATTCATGTTCTGAGTGCAGCGCCCCGCATTCTTTACAGAACATATTCACTTCCGTACAAGTGCGAGTTTCTTCGTCATACTGGAATTTGATTTGTTGCCATTCCAGCGTTTGCAAATGGTCGCATGACGGACAAGGGAAGTGAAGCTTTTCCTGCGTGCTGTCCTCGTACAAGGCTTCGATCCTGGACTTACCCTTAACGGTCGGCGTGGATACGAAAACCATCTTGCGGTTGTAAAACGTCTTGGTACGGGCCACAACCAAGGAAACCGGGTCACCCTCTTTACCAGCGGATACCGGAAAGCGGTCGATCTCGTCCGCAATGACTACCCGGATTGGCTTGGAAGCCAATGAAGCGGGTGAATTTGCCCCGGCAATGTTGATTCGGCCTCCTGGGAACGTCTTGTACAGGATCGTATTTCGACTGTCACGGCTCTTATCCTTGACCACCAATGGAGATAATTGCGGTGAATCCCGGTACATCGGGGTCAAACGGTCATTAGAAAAATCCCGTGCAACCATCAAATCCGGCTGTATAACCATGATTGGAGCCGGGTCATGCCCCGTAAAATACCCGATGGCATTCAGTTGCATTGCCGTTTTACCCAGTTGAGCGCCGAACATCATGACAACCGATTCAACATTCTTGTCCGATATGGCTTCCATCGGTACCTTCTGGTATGGCGAGCGACTTGTTTTCCACGGCCCTGGTTCTGCTGAGTCTTCCGGCGACAAAACCCGGTGTTGATCAGCCCACTCTGCTATGCTGATCGGATCGGGAGGTTTGACAAGACCAATTGTGTCAACAAGAAGTTTGAACGTCCGTTTACGCTGCGCGTTCATTGGTCATCTCCTGCCAAGGGATCATACTTTGCAAGAATGAACAGCGCTTCTTCTATCCGGTCTTCCAATAAGCGTCTGATCTCTGGCTCATCATTCATATAGGACAGCTCTCCAGCGAGTTTCGGAGGAAGTCCGGTCAGCCTCTCCCGGAAGTTAACCAACAGCACACCCCAAGCGTGCTGAACGTCTGCTGTCGTATGCAGGTTGTTCCGCTTTTCCTCCAGTTCCAACATGGCAATTTGCTTTTTAATTTGCTCATGCTGTGCCTTTTCGTCTGCGAAACTAATCTTGCCCTCCTCAGTTGCCCCAGTCACATGTCGGATATATGCCTGTATGGAAGCAGCAAGGTCGTATTTCCCCCGACTTACCTGTGTAAGCACGCCGTCACGAGTTAATTGCCCGATCCATTGCTTGGTTTTGCCCACAACTGCTGCAAATTCACTGGTTCCGACGATGCCCTCCGGTCTGTTCTCTCCTTTCCCCATATCTGACCACCTACTTTCCATTTATTCATCAAATTCAGGACGCGCTATCAGACGTATTTTAAGCCCCTTTTTAGCGACGCATTAATAGAAGGGATAAATGTATACGCACAACACAAAAAGCCCTCAACAGGGACTGCACGAAGCCTGTGGGGCTAAAAAAGGAAAGTGTTTTTCGAATTCAAAATCTACGCGTTTTTCGGGCTCATGCGCACCCGTACCCATTTTCAAGCTCCAGAAGGACCCATTTTCCTCTCAGCCAGCCAAATTCATTCGATATTTTTAATCACTTCGGGTGCAGTAGCTTTCATCAATTCAGTTGCCTGCTCATGAGTAAAGCCTCGATCAAGCAGACAGGTACGCATCTCTTTCATTGCATCAGCAAACTTAGACGGCAGGAACTCAACTGTTTGACACACGCGCGCGCCTCCTTCTTTTATTTTTTAATCTTTAAATCATTTGGTATAAAGGGTCAGGCAAAACTTATGTCTATGTGTATGATAGACGGTGGTTGATGCACGAGTATTTTGATTGACTGTACATCCACCTTGTTGTCTTTGGCATACAGTACAACCTTACCAGCTATCTCTCGTTTTAGTTGATCATGGGGTATGTCATTCTTTAAATTAACAACGACTCTCATTTCTCTGTTCTCCAATAGATTCATCTGACAGTAGTAATTCTCTTCATGTTCCACAATCATCGTTATCATCCTCTCTGTTTTATGTATGAACACAAAAAAGCCACTCTTTTATAGGAGTGACTTCACCAATCGTATTATGTTTTCTGTATATAGATAACCCTTTTATACCAAGGTTTTTAGCGTCATATATACTTTATAGCACTAAAGTTACTTTATACGTTTATTAAAAGATTTAAAGAAAAGACCGTCCTCATAGCCGGACTGGCCTAGTTCACGTCTGAAAAAATGACGTGAACCCATGTTTTTTTAATTATCTTTTTAGATCGTTTAAACAGATGAAGGGCATATGAACGCTACGCTCCATATTAAGATCGTTGTACTTAGTTACTAAATACGAAGGAATAAGAGCATTATACTGAGAACCCTATTTAGCTGTCAAGCGGCCTGTTTTAGCCTAAATTCGGCCTTATACACCATTTATACATCGGTTCAGTTGGTACATTTTGCACACCATCATGAGAGTGTAATCCACTAAAACCCTTGATACATAAGGGATTACAGCATTCATACACTCTCCTAGTGGGGGACAATCATCCACCAGTAGAATCATGTTAGAGGGGTACAATCGTCCACCGAAAATATTCATTATTCATGTATATAGTGTATAAAAATTCGCTGTAAAATCTTCGACTTGCATGCAGTGCCGTTCACACCCTAAAAGCCGAGGTATCAGATTTGAGCCCCCAAGATTCAGAGGATGGAGGTATCAGATTTGGTACCCCCAGCTAGACACGTGTTCCCTGACGACGCTCTGTCCTGTTTCTTGGTACCTCAGAATGGGCTGCTGTCAATCGTACAAGCCACTGTAATAGTCTCATCACCATACCTCCTTTGGGCAAAGAAAAAAGCCGCTCGAATGAGCGACTATAATTTCAACCAGTCCCGTACTTCCTTGAGACCTCTATATGTCTTTGATAAAGGACTGTTTTGTTCTAGGTATTCAATGCCCTTCAAGGTGATTTTAGATGCATTAAGCCAAACAATACGGCCTCCTGCTATTGCAACGTTACTCAATAACCCTTCATCTTTGATAATTTGAGCAATGTCGGCAAATTCACCTTGGGATAATTCGTAATCAACTGCTTTTGGTTCATTGCCTTCCTGCACTTCTTTTAGAATACTGTAGATAATTTTTTTTCTATTCATAACCATCCTCCTGAGTTACCGTATATAGGGATAAGCAAATCGGAATTAATATTATGGTGCGATCCAACCTTTTATATATGCACCTATAAAACCACCGATAACAGCAGTAACGACAATTCGCGCAATTTCCCAAATCGCTTTGTACATTCTGTTTTTAGCAGCTTGGTCAATAATACGAAGTTTGATTTCAATCGCTGAAAGTGCATCATTCATTTGGACTTGTATATAGTCACCGAGTTTATACTCTTCACGATATATCCGCATTTTAATAAGATGCTGTTCATGATTTTGGTATTCTCTTAATATGAAGTCTTCAATCTTGGACCGAAGTATCTTTATCTGTTGGAAACTCAGATTGGTTTTCGCCAAGTTATCTAGCAGATCCAGCAATACATTCTTTATCTCTTCAGTAAGAATACTGAATGTTTCAGTTACAGCAGAGCTTGAATGCAGCACACCTCTTGTGTTTAATTCAGCCAGTTTATTTCGTGGTTTTCGGTTTATATGAGCAGAAGCTACAGTAAGAGCATTATCTATAAGGGTGTTGAAGTCCAATAGACCACCTCCTTCGACACAACAATTCGACACATAGGAAGGATATTCCTTTTCGTGCGCCGAAAGTATTAGTTCAAAAGGAGGTGCATTTGATGACTGAAAAAATAGAACATATGGCTCTCATTGTGTTTTTAGCAATAATGGTAGTTGGTTCAATTAGTACTGCAGCTATTAAAGCTTATAAAGAAACACCAGTGAAGATGGATCATTTGGCACAGTGGTATGACCAAAAATACGGACACTAATTAATAGCACCCTGCGGACTCGAACCGCACGCTTTCCTTTTGGCGCTGTAAATCCCCGGATCAGCTCCGGGGAAAAACACATCATATCAGAGACTATTTAAGTTTATCCTCTAATTCAGTCCACGCCTCCAAGATTCCGGCGATTGCATCTAGTTCATTGTCAAATGTTCTACTCACACGACCGTAACCGCCTCTCGGCCCCGGATCTTCGGACACGATTAATGCGATGTACACGTCGTTTCCCATATGAGCAATACTTGCGGTGTGTCTCTTACCGTTTATAATACCAGTCTTGATAAGGTTAGTTTCTGGTGCCAAGTCATGCCCTCCTTGTCGAAATTTTAATTACTAATTCGACACAGAAGAGGCGTTTCCTTTTCGAACTACATGAGCAGAAGCCCGGATTTGAACCGGGGCCAGCCAGAAGATAATCCAGCAGCACACCATGTATTCTGCATGTTGCACGGTGTGGGAATTGAACCCACGCGCTTAGGTCTGTTTTCTCGGGCCCGCCTGTGCTCTGCCACTGAGCTAACCGTGCATGAAAACCTCGCCAGACCGCACGAAGGCCTTTCGTACAGCCTGGGCTTACAGGTAGTTGATATAGGCTTTGTTTCGGAATCCGGTCTTACTGACGCGTCCGGCTACGCTCCCGATCCACTCTTTAACGGCTAGGATCACCGCATACAGATTCCACACGCCCGATATAAGCGCATAGACAGGCAAGAGTGGAGTAATTGCCCATCACGTACCTAAGACGCGTGGAACGCGCCCTCAAGCGGTCGTGAGAAGCCAAGGAAATAGGAAGAGAACAGCATGCCCGCTTGTCCTACCCTTGCAGCTCTCCGTAGGTCTTATAGCAAGGGGCCAACTGGTGCCGCTCGTCTTACGCCTATCACCGTCAAACAGGTATGTTGTCGTGTCGGGTGCTGCTCTCTTCTTGATTTCCTATGTTACTAATTTACCATGTGCAAAACCTAATGATTTATAGACATTTTAAATTTTTGTCTATATTTTTTCTATTTATTTTTAAAGTCCGAATTAAATTTTGTACCACCTTATGTAGTGCCTTATTATAGAAACAAAAAAAGACCGGAATTTCTCCGGTCCAATCATAGAGTGGTTAGTCGTACGTATACAGCCCAGGTAGCTCAGGCTTTTCGCCTTTCGCGATTGCAAGGTATCTGTTCACGACATCTTCACCTAGAATACTATAATTATATTTACCCTCATCTGTATCAAACCAAAATGTCCAGAGCATGCCCGTGACCTTTACATCAATAACAATTACAGGAGGGTCTGGGTCTTCGTTCGGATCACATCCAAAATCCTCAATAGATATCAAGAACCGTTCTAATAGTTTCCATTCTAGCGACTTCTCCACCTTGTCTTTAACAAAATGCGTAAATTCAGCATTTGTTAATTGGTGTATCCTGCCATAATCAATCCCGTTCACCTCTTCAAACACATCATTAAAGTACACACTGTTGAACCCACGACCTGGTACCTCGTCTAAATAGACGGTTGTGGAAGACTGGTATATTTCAACCCGATCAATCGTATAGACTTGTCCTTTAACTAAATGCTTGTTGTCCCATTCACGTGCCTTCTCGTAACCCCCACGATCCATATAACGAACCTTATTACCTTTTGCAGCTTTAAAAATGTTCATCGACAT